GTTCGTTATCGAAGTAACGTCATATAAATTTACACCTATAAAGTGTAACGACTTATTTATTGAATAGACGTTCCACATTATCCACCTCGAAGCACCACTTTTTTGTTTAGTCTTAGAGTAAAATCGTATACACTCCGGCTCGTGCTCGTTAGCCTTTTTTACGGCTTGTAAGACAGCGTCTATATCCGATCCGTCCTCTAGTATATCTTGAAACTTTCGAGGCTTAAAATGCGACGTAAAGCCCTTAAAAAGTTCATTAGACTCTACGACGTTACCGGACGGCTCGGTTACTACGTATAGGATATCTAAAGAGTTATCGAGTATGTAGTAAACAGACATTATTAAACGCTTCTTAAGTCCTCAATAAGAGCACCCCAATAGCGTACACTATTAACACTATACCTGTATGTTATATAGGTCATTACGATAAGGCTTAAGAATAATCCGTATTCGTTGTAAATGTAGCTCTGCTCCATAGGCCTAAAAGTACTTATTTTTTCGGTTGTAATACCTGTTTTTTCTTTTAGAATTATAGCAGTATTTTCAACTTTTGGCAGGTACGTTACTTCCTCTTTCTGCATTTTAATTTCCGGAGTCTTAATATCTACTTCTACCTTGGTTTCAATATTCTGTACGACGGCTTTTTCTATTACAGCCGTGTTCGTATCTAAAAAGATCGACGTATCTAATACCTGTACCATAGGTAGATCTTTAACCAACTTTCCGTGGTTTGTACAATCGAGTCCCTGCGAGTGAAATATGCAGTAAACTGCTAAAGTCTTATCGTTATCCGGAACTTTCATCGTCTTTCTGTTTAGGTAGATATCCTGCCGCCACCATTGCCGAAATAATGGCCGCATAAACTTCAATAGAAACAAGCTTAAAGATTAAGCCGAACGTAGAGATTAGCACAATAACCGCCCCAAAAGTCGTTCTCCAATGCTTTAAGATAACGTCTAATACGGCTTTAGATCTATTAGGGTTTCTTGTCCGTTTCATATATTTTTATACGTATTTTTGTTAAACAAGTTATAGAATAATGCCTGAGTATAAAGGTTACACGATTACTCGTTCCGATAGGGAAGGTAAGAAATATAAGGCTATTGACGAACAGGGAAACGAAATTCATTTCGGTGCTTCCGGTTATCGAATTAAGCCCGGAACAGACGCAGGTAATTCTTACTGCGCCCGTAGTGCAGGTATCGACTCAAAGAAAGGAGGTGCAAATTGGTGGGCACGACAGTTATGGTCTTGCGAAGGAAATAAGTCTGTGAACGAAAAACCTTTTTTTGGATTAGTCGATTTGCCTTAGTAAATTAGCTGCGTCCATTTGTAACAGTTTTTTTCTGCTAAAAACGTAGTCTATTAAAAGGCTGCGTTTTTTTTATTTAGAAAAGTAGAGATCAGCTTCCTCCGTACGTCTTAGCGTTAAGCCCCTTAATTCCTTTCCTCCGGCCTTGTTCCATCTTAGGAACTGACCTCTAATATTAACGTCGTTAGCATTGAGCTTAATAGCCTTTAAGAGGGTAGATTTTTGGAAAGCCCCTATGCCGACGTTGTACGTAAAGCTAACAAGTGCATCGAACTGACTCTGATTAATTAAACCTCCGACTGCTCCGTTTACAGCCTTTTCGAATTTAGGTAAAGTCGATAGTAGTAAAGCCGTAGCTTCCTGCATAGCAGAAACATTGTCCCGGCCTAAACGCTCTCCTAATTTAACCTTTCGTCCGTCTAGATAGGTAGTGTTTCCGAAACCAATCGTAGGAACTCCGGCTGCACATAGGTAGGCCTTAGGACTAAATCCTTCGAATTTTTTAATTAAAGAAAGTCCTCGTTCTGAAATCGAATACATTACAGGTAAAAATAAACTTCAATTACGCTGTTATCTAAGTGGCTATCCACTAAATTATTGTTTGAAGGCTGTCGAGTAAAGATATCAATCGCAAGTGAAGTTGTCGACGTAAATCCGGGAAATGAATACGAAATGCAAACGTGAGGTTCTGCTCCTTGGCTCGTAATTACTTTTATTCTTGTAAAATCTGTAGGAAGATAATTAGAACCAAATTGTTCTATGTATTCTATTCTATAATGCCCTACTCCTTGTCTTGATACTACCTTCCCTGTCATTGGATAGTCTTGAAGTTGACTTTCAAAAGTACTATCTATTGTAGGTGCATTAGTACCCGATTGCGAATAACTACAACTATCTATAAAATAATATCTTTTTAATTGAGAATATCCTTTATAACCTGCTACACCATTATCTAGATATTGTTTTCCGTTAAATCCAAGATATAATATATCAGCAGTTCCAAACGCTCCTTGAGTAGTAGTATTGAACCCATTATAAAAATTTAATTTACTCGATTGTAATGCATTTATTATTGTGTTTATTCCTCCAACTGTATCTCCTGAACTAGGATTATTCAAATATAAATCAGCGCCTCGAATGTAAGCCCACAATTCACCTCCCGTTGTTCCGTCTACAAACTTCATTGCAGAATAACCTCCAAAATCTTCTCCAATTATAATTTGATCTCCATTCGGGAAATTAAAAGTAAACTTACCTCCTCGGGCAACGTCTACTTCTACGTCCCCCGAAATTGGATTCCCTGTCGCCTCTCCTGTGCCTCCTAAAGGAACGTAAGAAAGTAGAGAGTTTAACGTATTAGCGATCTCTTGTAGATCGGTCTGTTTCGAGCTACCTTCCGGACTCTGAGTTGTATCGGAAACGTCTACTACATAGAACTTGTCTCCGGCTTCCGGAGTGCCTAAAAAGGGAAAGGTTGTAATCGGTTCTCCTGCCATTTTAATTACGTTTTAATGAAGTAAATATACTGAGAATTAACAATTATCGAAGCAGTCTAAAGAATTAGATACCACCTCTACATTAAAATCGACTGAAACACAAGCATATTCGTAGTTTCCCGGTAAAGTTTTTACGTCCTCACTATAGCCTGTAGGCACTACTTCGTAAGACATTAACTTAGACTCGTGCTTAAATTCCGTGTCTAATCCTGATATTACGTAGGTTAATTTGTTAGCGACATAGTCTACAGTATCGGAAGCGTCGCATAGTGCTTTATTTCGCTTAACAACAGCGTGTGCCGTTAAAGGAAACGTAGTCTTATAAGCATATTTACATCCTGTCGCACTTAATACTTCTGTTTTCGAAATCTGAACCTTAAAGCCTCTACTCCAAAACAAAGTTGCGTCCGTAGTATCATAATTAGTTACCCGGATAAGCTGCCCGTTATTTTCATAAGATACCCAAGAGGAAAGTCCCTCGTTTAAGGCTAATTGAGAAAGTCCGAAATACCTAGTAAAAAGGTTCAAACCCGAAACCTTTTCATTTAACCTCTGAATTATTTTAGATAGTAGTGTCATTCGGCCTGTATTGCATTTTTAATTTGCTCTGCTATTTCCTCTGAAACAATCGAAATTAAGAAATCTAGTTCGTCCTGCGTTGGATAAAAAATCTGCCCATACTTAGCTTCTAAACCACGGATCTTTTCAACCTCTGTTTGGTTAATTAAGATAGAGGCCTTATTACCTTCTGTCGCTACACTTTCCGCTACAAAACTACCCTTTAATCTTCCGGTTAATTCTAGTGGTAATTTAGAGCTTGTCTCTTTTTTTAATTGTGCATAGCCTCCGGGAAAGTATAATGACTCTATCGGAGTATCTCTCTTACCAACCTTAAATCTAGCAGGTGCGTTCCTCACTGCTAAAGGGGAAATATAAAGTTCCTCTGTAGAATAAGGCTTAGTAGGAAGTTTGCCTCCTGCCGTATTAGATCCACCTTTGTTACCCGTGCCGAAAATCCGTGCAAACATTTCCGTCTTTAGCTCCCTTACTCCGGTGTAAAAAGGTATAAACGACTCCTGCCAACTTTCGTAAAGCGACCTTAAAGTGCTATTAAATTCGGACGGACTTGCCACTACGGTAAAACGGTTGTATAAATTAGATTCCTACGGCAGTCCCAACATTTTGGATCATTCGGAAGTCGCATATTCTGAATTAAAGAATTCATTTCGTCTGTATATCGACTTACAGCTATTTCCCGTGCTCTTGCAATTCCTGTGCTGTTTTCATTATTTAATCCACTATTAATACCAACGGTCGTGTTAACACGTTGGTTCGGGCTAAATGAAAGCGCATAATCATAAATTTCGATCGCAGTAGCATAGGCCAAAGGCAAAGCAATTAAAGCTCCGATTGAACATAGCCACTGCTCCCTATCGCAGGAAACATTGTAAGAGATCGACATACCAAAAGTATGAGTAGAATTAGAAATTGTTTGCACCTTACCCGTTATAGGGTTTATCGTAAGTTTTACTCCGGAGGCCTTAGCATAAGGACTTGAAAAGGCCTCTTTTATGCCTCCACTACAGGACGAACAGCTAGATGTTCCTGTTACGGTATACTTTGGTACGTTATACAGAGATTCGTAAACAATAGCAATGTCGACATCTCTTCTTTTCCCGGAGTATTCAAAAGCAATATATTGGTCAGCGTTTAGATCGGTGTAATTAACCGTTTTAAGCAGCTCTCCTGTAGTTAAGTTGTAAAAGTATACTAATATATCGCCTCCACTATCAGACTCGATTAACAGCTCTGAAACGAATATCTTTATAAATGAACTTTCATTCGGAGTAATTCTTAGTTTAATTCCGGTGTAAATATTAGATCCTAAGGGTGCGTAAGTGGTTTGCATTGTAGACTTCTGACCTATTCGTCTGCCCTCGATTAAGGTATCCGTTTTCATATTAGAGGCTATGCTTTTTAATACATCTGTAGATACTTTTCTCCAAGCAAGATTTCTTTTTTCTATAAAAAGCTCTATACCGGATACATATTGATCTGTATTAAGATTAGCTAAAAACGTGTTTGTTACTCCAAGTTCGTCGATGTAAAGGCCTGTTATAGGCTCTTCTAAAAGACAATCTTTTAAGCCCAATAATTTATCTGAACACATACGCTTTTTTTCGTAAATGTATAAAAAAAAGGGAAGCTAAATTAGCTCCCCTCGGTGGTAATATCAGTACCGTCTTGGCTCAATATCCCTTCTCCGTTTTCTTGAAGGATAGATACTGAGCCTATTACGGGTTTACGATGTTAACGCAATTAACATAGTTAACACCTGCGAAACGATCCGATGCTTCGTAAAGATCCGTAGGTAAGGCTGCAAATTTACCGGTGGCAGTTACTACGATTGACAAGTTTCCGCAGTCGTCTTTCATTGTAAGATCTACAGGTAGACCGGACGGTGTGAAAGCGATCGTACGTGAATAACCGTTTCCTGTATTAAAGTTAAAACCTGAGTTCCAATTTGCTAGGTTATAAGATAACCACTGCATAGCTCCCGGAGTCGAAACTAAAACTTTGCTCTGAGTATCGAAAGCCTGAGCGATACGATAATCATAAGCGAAAGCAAAACCGTTCTGTGCGCTAATAGCTGCGAGATCTAAGCCGTACTGAGTACAGCACCCTGCCTGTACCGCATTAGCATAACGCTGCATTTCTGCGCCCCCAAAAGCGATCGGAGCTGAAGGGTAGTTAGCCATACGTGTAGCCTGTAAAATGTCTGCTAACGTAAACTCGTTTAAGGCCTGTCCTCCTGTTTGACGGGTTGCAATGCGTAAGCAATCACCGGCTACAGTATAGTAGTCTGAAACTTCTGTACCCCAAGATCCGATTGAAAGTACTGCTTCGGCCGCAGCTGCGGTCGCTACGGCTCTTTCAACTACGTCCATTAGATACATTACTCGTTCTAGGACGTAAACTGAATTGTCTTGACAATGACGGGCAATGTCTACAGCCGAAATCTTCTGAGAAGCTTGATAAGTGTCGTCCGTTGTAAGGTCGTATGTAGTCACAACGTCTCCATAAATATTCGTCGAAGAGCAATTCATAATGTCCTCTCCTGCGAGAACTTCGCTTTCCGGTAAACGCTGCGCCCAACGTGCTTCTAAACGCTGTAACTTACCACCGCCCGGACTTATTAAAGTGGTTACAGGTCGACGGTTTTGAGCCGAAAGAAGAAACTCTAAAAAAGGCAATTGTTCTCTTTGGCCTGTTTCAATAAAGGCTTCTGCAAGAGGTGTTTGAATATTCGGGCACTCCGATAGTATACGTGAAATCGACATAGTCGTTAGATTTGTATGTTTAGAGGTGTTTTAAGGCCACTTCTGTCAACCTACCTACGGAACAAGCTTCCGAAACGCTACGATGCAAAGAGGCTGCTAATATCGAAAATAATATTGATAAAAAAAATAGCCGGAGTTACCCGGCTAAATTTATAGAATGTTAAATTAATAGTTAGTAATACCAACTGTTATACTGAGCATTTCCTGACCATTTTTTCATATAATAGAATGACTCCGGGTTGCTTAATCTTCCGTTTTCGTAAACTCTTAGATTATAGTTAGCAGGATTGTTTGCGAGGTTTTCTACGTCCGGCATTACTTCACAAGCCATACCGTGTGAATAAAGGCTGTTCTCGACCATTTTCTGACTAATCTCGATTACAGATATAGTCTTGGCAGTTACCTTATAGACCTTGTAATAGTTTACATTAGTCTGCTCGTAACCCCAAGTGTTTACGATTACGTCACCCTCTTTATAGAATTCTTTAGCGTCTACATTTTTGTTCGCCTCTTTTTTCGCTATGCGCTGCTGCTCTTTTCTCTCTATGTTAGCTTTTCTAGCGTCTACATAGGCCTGAGCCTGTTGTTCTGCACGTTCGAACGTAGCATACTTAATGTGCTCTACTATCTTTTCAGTGCTATACTTTCCTTTAGGAGTTTCTTGAACGAACTTTACTGAGTACGGGTACTTAGTGCCGTCGAAAGAATTAGATCTAGAAAGGATAACTGCTTTATACTTTCCGAATTGAACTGTTTTTAGTGTTTGAGTTTCCATAGTGTTTAGTGCTTTTCGTTTGTTTTGATAGGCAAATATACATCTATGTTTTGAATCTGCAAACTATTTCAAAATTATTTTATAAAAAATAATCAAGTCTCTGATAATCAGCTATATTAATTTCGATCTCTATAGTCTCGATCTATAAGCTCTGCCCATATAAAGGCTACTGTTAAAGTAAAAAGTATTAGTAGTAAGTAGCTCTGTTCCATACGCAAATTTAATAAATACATAGGCCTTAAAACAAAGATAGAGGCATTAGCCTCTACCTATTTCTTTACCTGTTTTAATTATAGCTCCTTTGTCCAAATAGTCCCGGTAAGTATCGAGCGTTGTTGTATGTACTTTTCGTTTCCTGATCCGTCTATATATACTCTGCGACCGTCCGATAGCTGAACTTTTCCGGTTTCAATTACGAATTGACTGTCAGATTGAGTTGGGTAAATTAGGGCTTCTCCTAGTCCACCGTTAGATAGCATTGCACTATATCCGAAAGACTTTAAGTATCGAGTTCCCGTAGGTAGTGTATATACTACATACATCCTATCATAGTCGTATGCTCCGTCCATTCCTTTTTCTGACACGTAGAATTCTACGTCTGAATACTTTAACATCCGATCTACGTTAGACTGCCAAATAGAGTAGTTATATTCGTTTTGACGGTGGTCTCTTGTTTCTTGAACTGTTAGCTTTTTAACCGCTGCTTTCATATTAGTTTTTTTTTGTTTGTTTGTTTTGATAGGCAAATATACATAGCCTTTTTGATTTCGCAAACTTTTTCAAAAAAAAAATACAGTAAGAGAGTTAATGCGCTGTATATCAGGACATTTATTTGAAGTTATCAAGTAAAGCAAAGTTTACAGACCTTACCCGTGCCCAATCATCGTTAGTATCTATAGGCCTATCCGGAGGCACTGCTTCTTTGTTCGGGTATACGATAACATTCTTAAGGCCGTACTCTTGTATTAGATCGTCTGAACGACCTCCATAGGAAGCTGTAAGTGTAAAGTTCGGTGGTATAGATCCTATTCTAGCAACCCAATATTTAAGACTCTTTGTATAAGCCCACATTTCGATATGTGGATTACGGATGGCAACATTTAACCATAGATCAAAATACGCTTGGTTAAAAAAGTCTCCGGCTGCGTGTATTCTTATGGCAGTACAATCTTTTGGTATTCTCGAAATCTTATTGTTCCGGACTAATTCAAAGTTTTTCTACCTGTGCTCCCTTACTCCGGGAAATCTTTCAGGACTTGCCGCATAACATCTGTAAGCTCCGTTATCTACGTCGAACTTTCCTGTATAACGATCTACGGAAACTTTACACTCTTTCGCAAACGGGCAGGTAGATCCGGTTGGTAAATTCCATTCATATACTACACCTCTATAGTATGTAGTATTCTTTACAAATCCCACCTACTTAGTACCTCCTTTGCCTTTGCCACCGCAATTGCATCCACCGAAGTTTACTACGTTTTTCATATCGAGCATTTTAAGGAAAGGCCGTAGCTATGGAACTACGGCCTCTATATATAGAATAAACTCAAAGCAGAACAAAAATACGTAAACTATTTGAAGTTACCAAAGAATGCCGGATTAATGCCTTTTCTTTTACGATCATCGACGCTATCTAAAGGCACGTTAACACCTGCCGGAGTGGTCTGTGTATACTTCCTACCTGCGCCCGGATTTTTCTGTAATAAGTCTTGTTTAGCGGCTTCGGCAGCGATTACTTCTGCTATAGTCATATAGACATTAGCCTTTTCTTTCGATTTAAGAGGCTGTAAAGAGCTTTTATCCTTTACGATAGGTGTGCCGTCCTCTTCTAAATCAAACACGTACTTATCGCTTAATTCGGACTTAAAGCCTTTTATAGTTAAAGCATTAACCGAAGGATCAAGTCGGACTCCCTGTAACTCTTTTTCGAAAATAGACTCTATCTTACTTCTCTTAGTAGTCTCTTTTACATCGGTCTTATATGATTCGAACTGCGTAATTACATCCTGTCGAGAGCTTTCCGTGTCAGAGAGCTTTCTTTCTAAGCTTTTTAATTTCTTTTCCCACTCCTTTACAAGTTCGTTAGTACCCTCCGGAGTTGCTTTCTTTTCCCATTCCTCTTTCTGCTTATCCTGCTCACCACGTACACGCTCGAAGCCTAAGCGTAAGATATCTTCAACTTTTTTATCCTTTAACTCTTCGTCTGCAATAGCAATCCCTAAGGACTCATAACCTTTTTTGGCGACGTTTAAGACTGTTCCCGTGATCTTACCTACCTGTCTTGATAGCTCTTTAGACTCCACGTAGAGTTCCTCAAATTTCTCCTTGGCTTTTTCTACGTCGTCCTCTTCGTGTAGGTTTATGAACTTCACTAAGTCCATCGCTTGTTCCGGTGTAATTGGCATATTCAAAATTAATTGGTTGCAATACTAACGGTTTACCACCTTTCTTTAGAACGACCGCTTCAACCGTTTTGTTAACTCGGACTATGCGACCGTCAGGAAGTACGTAAACCATTTTACAAATGTAATTGTATTAAGTTACTAAACCAAATTAATACAATCTTTGTTAAAGGTAGTTAGAACAAATTAAGTCCCGAACGGAAGATAATTAATATATACACTTGTCAATAAATCTGTCATTAATTTATTAATAGACCGTCGAAATATCCGTCGAAACGGGTTTATAAGAGAAGTACTCTTAAAATTTAATAGAAAAAAAGAGCCTCGGAAAGCCTTGCTGTCAGCCGAAAACTCACATCTCTACCTGATCTATATGTAGATATCGTACAGAGGTACTAATCTATCTAAAGGCCTCTAATAGATTTTTAAGGGTATGTCGAAATACCCGTCAAACAGCGACGTAAAAAGTGCCAATTAAATAAATCCTTCGGCCTTAACTCTTTCAATAACCTCCGGAGGCACTCTACTTATGTTAACCGGCATTAAATAATGACGGCAGTTATACCCTCCAACAAACGTAAAAATAGTCTTAATATCTGTCCCCTCGATTCGACCTGCCCAAGTCCCGTCTCTTATATCTGATATCCCTGCGCTATTTTTACCTTCGCCCCAAGCTTCAATTTCTTTTTTATGAAAGTATCCGGCTTCTCTATGTTCGCAGAAAGGACGTGTAGTAGGTATTTCTCCACCTAAATATCTGTACCATTCTACTCCTATTTCATCGTTTACGGAAGCTGAATAAGATCTGTCAGCGATCGCTTGTGCTGTTAAAGCAGTAGTTTTTATATTAGCTAAAAGTCTACCGTCGGAGGCATCCGTACCTGTTATAGTACCCTGTAGGCTTGTAATAGCTTCTCTTAACGGTGCTCTAGCGGCTACATTAGCAGTTAACTGCTCTAAGAAAGGTAGAGTAACTCTCTGCCTTAATCCACTTCCAAAAAACGACGATAAAGCATTCTGTTTAGAAAGCTCTATAAGTTGTTTCTGAACAGTAGACGGCTCGAAGTTAGACTCGATTTTCTGAGCTATTTCAGTCGTTAAGTTAACACCTTCATCTATGCTTTTTAAGAAAGATTCTACGGCCTTAAAGTATTCTCCGGAGGCTAAGGACTTGTTTAATTGATCTGTAATTTGAGAGATCCTCCTTACATTGCCCTCGGTCTGTAAAATATTACCTTCGGGACTCGTTTCCATTTCTAGCAATAATGGCTCGATTGCCCTCCAAGCAGAAATCTGAGCTTTTTCGGCAGCCGTGGCCATACTTTCCGGTACGTTCTCGAATAGCTCGATCTTTTTCTTTACTAATTGTTCAAATGAGGCCATTAGACATTGTGCTTATTAAGGCCTGTTGAGCTTCCTGTATAGGATCTAACTTTACCCGTACCTTTTCCGCAGCCTTTTCTCTTAAGGCCACAACCTGTTCCTCTATAGGAAGATCTAGAAACTCCGGAGCTGTTTCAGTTGGCGTAAAAGTTCGAATAAGCTCCATTACTAATTGAGGTGCACTAAAGTGTAACACGTCCTGCCACTTTTCTACAGTCCCGTTAGCTACTCTTAGAGCTATATCCGCAGCCGACATTAATAATAGTTCGTCTGCCGAAAGTATTAAGTCGTAGATCCGGGTAGTATCCCTGTCTGTATAGTATACGGACTTCATATAATTATACAGGTTTCCGTATGTAACACTTGGAGGCACTCCGGCCTTAATTCCTAAGCTTACCATTTCGAGGTAATCTGTAGGAGTGTTAACATCGAAGCTAGTTGGATATACTAAAGTAAAGCCTCCGAAGTATTCTCTATATCTAATAAGGCCTGTAGTTTTTAAGATAAACTCATAGAGGCCGAAAAGTTCATCTGAAATAGGCTTTAAGAAAGCGTGTAACGCTCTTAATTTATTCATACTTCCCGTAGCAGTACCGGACTCTTCAAAAGTAACTGTAGCGTCCGAATTCGGAAGGTGTAAAATGTCTTTAGCACGGCTATAGTTTCGATCTATTTCCTGTCTTAGAAAGTTCAAAGTCTCCATTGAAGGGGAAACAAACTTCATATATTCTCCACTTAAACCTGAGTCCCCTTCCGAAGTCATTGTTTTAGGACGGACTAAGAGTTTACCGGAAGGTGAAATCCTTTCTTTTACTCCCAATCCACTACAGGACGGACAAGAGTTATAAAGTCCGGTTGCTAGATCAAATATCTGTCCGTTATCGCAGGTCTGCCCCTCTCTCGAAGTAAAGGTGCAAATTTCTCCTAAGGCTATCATATACGGAAAGGCACTTGTGGCCTTAGAAATCTTTAGATAGCTTTCGTCTAAGAGGACTTGGTCAAGTAAAGGCACTGCAGTAATATACGGACTCTGATAATTTAGTACGTCCTTAATTAAGATCGGAGTTCCTTTAAGCTTTTGACAAGGTACATAACCAAGATCGTGTTCATAATAGACTTCGGGAGCTGAAAAAAGCATATCAGATTTCTTTCCGTACTGAGAGATCTTATAGATATACTTAGAGTCATATAGCTTTAAGACTATACCGGAACGCTCTTGCTTTAACCCGGAGTTAACTAAACTCTTTTCCGGAGTAATTACAAGGTAGTAGTAATCTAGCTCCTGTCCTACAATGTCCTTACATTGGTAATATACCGGGAAAGGCCTTACCATTGAATTACCCTCTACGACTTCTCCGTCCTCTGTCTCTTCTAAGAATTCTAAGTCGTAAGGTTCTACAGCTATAATACCTGCCGCATCCTGTAACTTTAAGGAAGGTACGATAGACTTCATAAAGTGTTCAATAGATCCGTATAAAGGCACTTCGTAGTTTACGTATAATTCAAAAGGCTCTTTTGAATACCGTTCAAAATCGAGTTCCTGCTTATAGTTTATACTCCAATTTTGATCTGCAAAACTTCGTGTTATAGTAGACTTGGCTTCCTCGAATACAGGTAGGGTAGTTGGTCTGTAATTTGCTTTAATATATTCGGCCTGTTTTTCGTCTTGGTTTGGACTTCTAACAGCGAACAATCGTTCAGGATAAATGTCCGGCCTTGTATGAGGTACTATAGCATCGTAGCTTTTTGCCGAAAAGTTATACCCTGTCCAATACTCCGGATAGGGTTCTGTACCCTCTCTTTTTTTTGAAATAGGATTTATAGCAGCTCTATCTACCTGAGTTTTCCATCCGGTAAATGAATTCTTAAATTGTGCTATAATTTGCGCTATCTTTTCGGTACTTAGCTCCATTATCTTTTGTTTGCGTGTTTATGCATTATAATTCTCCTTATAAAAGAGTAGTGCTGTTTACCGTCGGACTCTTTCATTTTCTTTAACAGCCTATCTGCCCAATCTACATAAAAAGAGTGGGTGTGCCCCTGTCCTCCGTAGTAAGTAAAAAGGTAATAGCCTTTAATTATTTGATCAAAATTAACTCCGGCTTTAATGCTAAAAAACATAGGCTCTCGAATTAATTTAGAGTCTATTTCCGGGTTATACTCTAGCAGACTAAGAGCTGCATTAAAGTATAATTCATCCGGTTGCCCACCGCCCCACTTAAACCTTAGCTTGTTTAATGGAAAGGTCTTTTTAGTATAGAGTTTCTTAGCCGTCTTAAAGATATCTTTAGTCACCGTTCCCTTTCGGATAAACATTAAACTACTGTTTATAGCATACAACGGCAGTTGTTCTGAAATTCCGAATTGATCTCTAAAGTCTTTAACCGCAGCCCATACCATATCGTTCCAAACGCCTGTTTGTTCCGGCTTATAAGTCCCGGCCATTAATGTATAGAAATCGCCATTAAGACCTATTAGAGACTCTATAAGGGACGTTATGTCATTTAGGGCTATGCTATCTACGTCGATATAAAGATTGTTCGTATAAGGCAGTAAATCGTACATAGACAACTTAGGTAAGCACGGTTCTACTTTTCCTCCGGAAGTAAAGTACTTCTCATTAAGACTCTTAATCTTTAATTCGAACAAGAGTTCTGATAGGAAAGCCGTAGCTAAATCGACGTTATCAGTATAAAGTGTAATGTGCCCTGCATATCCACTTTTTCGAATAGTGTAGATTAAGTTATATGCAGCCTCTATGTATGCCTGTTTGCCATACGCAAAAAGGACAACCCCACTATCTAGTAAGGTGTCCTTTTGAGTTGTTGTCGTTTCAATATCCATTAGTTAAATACACCCGGAGGTGCGTCGTACTGAGTTGGAATTTGTTTATCTCTCCAAGAAAGAGTTACTTCATAACGCTGTAATTCGTTATTCTGCTCCGGTAAGATAAAGTTAGCACTTACAGTAATCCCTTGGTTAGGATTAATGTACAAGGTCGTGTTCGAGTCGCATAGATACGCTAACACCCAAGCAATTTTCTTTTGGTTGAGGTCGTTGTAAAACAAGTTAGTCCCTCCGGTAACATTACCGTCGAAAATCGTAGCTGTTCTGTCCTCGTTAATTCTGATAGACGTTCCGCAGCCTACAGGGCTATCAACCGTAATTGGCGAACCTGCCGGGACTGAAAAACGTACGTTCTGAACTAACTTAGCGTCTCCTGATAAAAGTAGAGCATTAATTTCTGCTTCGCTTTCCGGATCGACTAAGGTTGAACCGCATTTGCCTACAATAATTGCAGGGCTGCCTCCGAGCTTATACTCGTCGCACGTTACTAATACGTGATCGAGCAGAGAGCTGTCACAATAAGATGTACAAGCCATTTTTTTGAATTAAAATTGAGTTACCGTCCGAATTAAAGGCCGTGACGGATACACCTACCCACTCTTTGCGAGGTTAAAAGTAGAAACTTTTTTTTAATTCTGATAATAAATATTGACTCCATTTTGTGCTACAATACGCTCTTCTCCCTGAGTAAGTAAAAAAGGCTCTTGGGTATTCCCTAAGATAGACGGTAAGCAGGACGGATCAGAGGCCGCACAAATTGTTTTTCTAATTTTATCGTCCTGCTTATAAAGGTCTATATCGAGTGCTCCGTAATCGTCTGCATCTTCATATTGAATTTCAGGAAATCTATCGTTAGACGGCACGTAAATTTCTCCATTAATGTACGTCTTATCGAAGTAGAACACTATACTAAGGAAGTCTAAAACATATTCAGGCAAACGCCCAAAATTAAACCTCCATCTTTTTTTACGATCTGCATAAGTAGTTTGATATCTACCGGAAGCATATCTAAATATATCGAGATCCAAATCGTACTGAGGGTGAAAGCGTCTACCTGCCAAACGTATTCCGGGTAGAAAAGATGTGCCCGTAAAATACATCCCTAATTGATCTTCTGCGTTACATCCCTCTATCTTAAAGAATTCACAACTATTATCGAAGTCCCCTATATTTAGTACGTCGCTATAGTGATCATAAGTAGCTGTTTCTTGCGTCGCTCTAATTTGAACGTAGGTTATCTCTATAATCCCCGAACCAAACCCCGTTTGAAAAGCTCCGAAAGCAAGTTGGCCGGAGTCCGTCGCTGTAAATGTAGCCGTAAAGGTAAAGTTTTCATTTGCAGAAATTTGAACGGACTGACCGTTATAATTTGTGCCGTCAAAAATAAGAATACCTGCTTCTATGTTTCCGAAAGTAAATTCTCCTACTTCAATTGTGATCGAGTAAGTTACCCCTGCACATAGTTCAATCGTATTTAGCATATACGCAAAACCGTTTTCAGTAGTAATATCTGCGGTCGCTATATTACAATCTATTATCCATTGATTAAACGGAGACGATAGGCCTTGTGTCCAAAAAGGAACTCCACTACGATCGCAATTAAAGAAAGGATTTTGAACGTAATATTGACCGCAGGTATTAGTACAATAGTCTGCCATTGCTATTCTATAACAACCTGCATCTATAGTTAGATCCGATACGTTAAATCCAACCGTAAGAATATTATCTACTCTAGTAACTATGGGAGTTATTAACTCGACTGTCTCTAGAGTAGTAGCGTCTACAAGGCCTAAGAATATACCTCCGGCAGGAACTCCCTCTACTGACTCTATAGTACACACACCTTGAAACGGAGGGTAAGGTGCTATGCCTCCAACCCCTATTGGTATAAATGTATTATCGAAGTAATTATTAGGTAGGTAAATTATGTGTTCACCTACGGTTGTTATTTCAAAACTAGATATGCCGTCGAAGATTAACAGACTACCTTCTATACTAGATACAGTAATTACGATCTTAATTACATCGTACTGCATATACTGATAGAAAAAATAGATAGCCCCCCAATCGACTGAGTCATTATCTTTAGTAATAGTAAAGCCGTTCGTAGTACAGTCGTTTACAAACTCCGGCTCTCCGGTATTAAATAACGGACGGCCACACGGTACTGCTTCAAATTGAGTAAAAATCTCGTCGTCAAAATCTACTAATTGACTATAGCCTCCATCCGTACACGAACAATCGCTATTTAATTCGGACTCCGGCTTAAAAATAATCGGTTGGTTCGGTATAGATAAATAGCCTCTACTCATGACAATAGGTTTTTAGATCGTAGTTCAAAGGTAGCGTTTTGCCTTATTACAGACTCTATCTGAACCTGCTTAATATAGGTGTCGATATTAAACGTAGCATTTGACTTGTTTCCAAGGCCTATAGGCGCACTTGTATTAGATAGAATACTCTCGATCTCTAGCATCGTTAAAGGTCGCTTAAAACGATATAATACTGTTCTAACATCGTTTGGATTTACAGGCTGTAATCCGGTATCCCCGAAAGGTACACCCGAACCTATGAATTCTGTAAAGTCTGTTACAGGCCCAACCGTTACAGAAGGTATAATATCCTGCTGCCAAGAAGTTACTGTTCCGGAGTTCTGAGTACATACACTAATATCGACTCTTATTTTATCCCCTTGGTTACAAGCGATAATTATGCTATCTCTAATATTTATAACGGTGTTAAATCCGGTGTCCAAAACTACAGGACTATTATAGTCTCCTAAGAATACGTCGTTAAGATCGTACTGCTTAAGAGTAATAAAGGATCTACGTCCTACAGGTTCGTTTATTCCGTCTAAGGTTACTCCGTAGTTAAATGTATAGACTCCTGCATAGGGTACATTGTAGGTATCTATCGTGTTATAGTTACCGTTAGCGTTAACCAAGATCTGATTAAAAGTTAGAAACGTCCCGGTATAAACTGCGTAAGAGGTAAAGGTGTCCTCTATAATATCAAAAGTCATTACCGGGAAGCCGTTATATCTAGCATTAAACGGAGTTTCGGCCGGGTTAAATCCCTGTAAATATTGCCATAAAGAATTTGGATATCCACCTATCCAATTAGACGCTACCTGAGAGTTTATAAGATTGCCATTATAGATCGTACTGCTATCCCCTAAAGGATCATATTGTAAGGCCGTAGCGTTTTCTACGGCAAGTCCCCTATTAACGCATACGCTCATTATAACAGGATTGTCGTCATAAGAAAGGTTGCCGTAAATTAGGATATCTTCTATAATGTTAGTATCGAATATAACATCTGTAGTCTCTAAATCTAATTGTCGCTCCGTGTTACAAGTACCTAAGATACCAAAAGACTCTGTCTTAAAGCCTCTAAATGGAGTCTGTAAAAAAGAGCACGGAGTATTACCGTCGTTGCATTCAAATTTTTCGAAAAAAGGATCTGCGCCAAATCTAATAGACGCAATAAGCTGCTCCCTGTCGTATAGCATTTCGATACCGGGTTGGTCGTATAGTTCGCAGCTCCTATTCTGTTCAAAAAAGTAATCTGCATTCTCGATCCTTAAAAGAGGTCGTCCATTATTCTGTTTATAGAAACCCATACCTAGCCTAAGTTTTCTGTTTAGAGCTGTAAACAACTGCTCAAAAGTAAACGCTACGTGTAGTGTATTAGGTTTTCTAATACCTAGACCGGAGGTTAAAACTAAAGTCTTTCTTTCCTCGGTGCACCCTATATCAAAATTAGGACGGATAACCTTAAAGTAGTCGCTTTCGAAATCGACAAGGTTATCTGACATACAGGCTACAAGGTGCTTAAACGCATCGTATACAGTTATCGCTTGTACGTTATAGTTTAGTATGTACTGACCGTTAGACGGAGTAAATAAGAATAACGATAACCGGGACGGAGGAACAACAGGTTGCAGGTTCTTAGTAATATTACTATCGTTATAGAAAGGTATCGTTTTGTTATTATTGATCTTAGTCGAAAATGTTTCATCGTACATTGTTGTACGAACGGTACACTTGTCTATATCAAACTTACACTCCGTAATTATAATATATCCGTCTACAAGCTTTTTCCATCCATCCTTACATTCGTATAGTACGGAAGTTTCTATTAATTCGCAAAAGTCTCCCTGTTCTACTTTCCCGTAAAGATACCCGAACACATCTCCACCAAAAATAAGTTCGTTTTCAAAGCTTATAATTCGAGAGTTAATCGAGCTTTCCTCTGTAATATTTACACCGAAGTCCTCCGGATTAAGCGGCTGTCCTCTATCTTCTCCGGTTAAGAGGAACTTTATTCTTACTGCCATTGGTTGCGAGTGTCTTTAATTACAGTAACCTTTCGTTGAACAAAGTTGTTAAGATCGTTTCTAAGGCCTTTAATCTGCTTTTCCATACCTCTACTATTTAGAGTTGCCTTTAGGTTTATTTCACGGTCTCTTTTTGAACTTAAGGCATAATCTATTATCGACGGCTTAACATATTTCTCAGCTATAAGTTTCTTATAGGAAAGTCCGGAGGTGTTCATTGCTTCTATTTCTTTAGCATATTTAGAGGCTGCACTTTTCTTTACAACGTATTCTCCACCCTCTAGTTCGGCACGTACCCCTCCGGCTTCGTGTGAAGCTCCGTTTACCCATCCACCTTTCTTAAACTTAGGTATAGGTTGAGCAGCGATTGTAGCGATCTGAATACCTCCCGTAATGGCGGCAAGTGCTATAAGAGCCGGATTAGGTATAGCCTTAGCAATACCTGAGGCCGTATTTATAACAGCTTGAAAGAGGGCTAAAGCCTTATCGGATGTCGCTTGTCGAGTTTTCTCTTTCGCTACAAGTCGAGCTGTTCTAAAGTTAGCAGCGTCTATTAATCTCTGTTTTTCTGCGTAGGTCTTACCGGAGTTCTCTATACCCTCTATTTCAATAGCGTTCTGCTCTTGGATCTTTGCAATATAATTCTCAGTAATCTTCCTCGATAGTTCATTTATTGCGCTTATCGTATCGAATACCTGTTGAGAATAGCCTACAATCTTTTCAATCGTATCTCTAATATTCTCTGCTCTAATTTCTTTTAGATTAGCCTCTAGTTCCGCATTTATCCGGATTACGTTTGCTTTATACTCTTCCGTGTCACCTAGTCTCTTAAACAGTTCCTTTTTTTCATTATCTGATACTAAGGTGGCTTCCTTAATTCGATCTTCGACAGTCTCCTTACCCTGCGCCCTGCGTGTCAATATACCCTGTAGCTCTATGTTATTACGTTTAATCTGTTCGTCAATCGTAATTTGTGTTATATCCTTTTGAAGTTGAGCGTTAATTAACAAGATCTGTGCGGCCTTTTCTTTTTCACTTAGAGTTGAATTATTAATATCTAGCTTCCGGATGTCTGCTCTAGCTTTTAGCAATTCAGTTTCATTCTGTAAGGTAGCTCCGTTAACAACCTGCTCTAATTCGATACGCTTCTCGATTAACCTTAAAGCTTCTGCCTCCGATTTGTCAGATATAACTTTTCGCTTTTCAATAAACTCTAAACGTATTCTTTCTAGTTCGACTTCACGCTCTGCCGTATCTTTTATTAAACCGGCTTTAGCATTAGCGATCTCTTCCTCTTTAGTTAAAACAACTAGACTATTTTCAAGGATCTTATTGTTAGCTGTTTCGGCATTCTTTATCCTCTGTAACTCTACGGTAGCTTGTTTTACTATTTCACCCTTACGGAGTTCCTCTAGCTTCTGTTGAAGTTCGGCTTCTATTAAAGCAATCTGAGAGGCTGCAAGTTCCTTATTTTCAGTAGCACCCTTAGCACTCTGCTTAGCTAGTTCGGCTTCCTTTTCGGCTATCTTAATTTGATTTGCAAGGTTAGATCCCTCTATAGTTTGATTAGTCTTTAGAACATTTAATTGTATCCGGATACGTTCCTCTGCTAATTTATTAGCCTTGTCGATTAACTCTTTCGTTTTAACCTTAGCATTTTCGATTTCAATTTGATCGTACTTAGCATTAATAGAGGCTACTGTAGCATTTCCGTCCTCTACTAACTTAGCTCTTTCATCCTGTAGCTTCTTAATATCCCCTCCGACTTTAGCTCTTTGCTTTTCAAGTTCTTGGTTTTCCTTAGACAGGGTAGCGGCTGTAAGTCCGGCAGACTCTCTAGTCGATTTTAGTGAGGCCTCTATAGCACTCTCGTTAGCATTTATAGTTCCGTTTAATCTAGAGTACTCTCTTTCTAAAGCAATTATCTGTCCGGTAGCAGCTCTACTTCCTTTAGCTACTTCCGCACCAACTTTTTTTGTAGCCTCTTCCCGGTCAGCTTGTGCTTGTGTAATTTCTTTAGTGGCTACACGTAGATCGGTGTCGGCCTCGTTTTGAATATCTCTTAAAGCCTTAATAGATTCTCCAACCGTAGCTAAAGCATCCTTAGAATTCTTTAATGTTTGATTATACCTCTCATTGGCACTTGTAACGCTCTGTAACTTCTCGATTAATAGAGAAACACCTACGATTACTAAACCAATGCCTGTAGCGGCTAAAGCGGCCTTAAAGAAATTTAGCTGTATAGAGGTAAATTGAATAGTCCGGCCAAATAAAGTATAGGTAGCGGCTGACTGCTTAATAGAGGCTTCATTAATTTTAATCAGAGCATTCTCTATAGCGATCTTAGCGGCTGACTGACCTCTTACGAAGTTTGCCAATTGTTGTACTCCCTGTAATAAAGCGATCGCTCCCTGAGTCTTGGCTATAGTTTTCTGTAAGTCCTCGTTCTCTGCTCCGAACAAAGCGGCTGCTCCCTGTACTACAGCGAAAGCTCCGGCTAATTGTTGAACAGCGTCTACTGCTACATCGAACTTAAAAGTGTCAGAAGCTAGGACGGTTACTCGTTCATTTAAGTCTCCTACTCTGTCTCTTAATTGAGCTGTCTTTAATAGTAGTTCGTTAAAGGCATCCGTACCTTCCTGCCCGGCATCTTCTAGCTTTTGTAGTTGTATAGTGGCCTCTTTTAATTGAGCTTTTAGAGAGGCCGCTTTACCCGATCCATTGCCAAATGTATCGTTAAGTTTCTTCTGAGCTTTTTCGGTTTCAGTTATTTTAGCTCTTAACTTAGCCTGTTCGAGTTGGTTATCCTTATAGGACTTCGAGGCAAGTTGTCCGGTAGCAATAAGCTGAACTTCCTCTTTTTGTAATTTATCGAGTGAGGCCGTAAGTTTATCGGATTCAGAAGTAAGGTTCTTTAGTGCAGCGTTTACCTGCTGCGATCCAAAGGCTGCTCCGATCGCTTTCCCGGTTTCGGTAAACTCCTCTTTTATTTTTTGCCCTGCGCCCTTAGCAGCTTTAACGGCTGCATCCGTAGTGGATATAATTCCATTAATCCCTTGTTCAAGGTTTGACGTTTCCGCTTCGAAGGTTATTAGGACGTTCGCTGCCACTATTATTAGCTTTTAAGTACGACGCTAATTTAAGAATAAATAGGTCTATGTCGCCTCTTATTAATTCTTTGTAGTCAGAGAGAGAACCTTCACACAGGTTTAACGCCTGTTCCATTATTGAGTCTTTTGCTCTTTTCGCCCTGTAGCCCGGTGAGAAGTCAATAGGGTTATTGAGTCGTGTAGTTGGCGTTGAAGTACTACGTTGTGCTCCCATAACGTCTGCATATCTTTTGGAGACATACTCATTAATGGTCTTAGCGGCTCTAAATCCGCATTCATAAAAAAATCGTGCGCACCTCCGGAGCACATTAATTCAAACGTATTAAGTTTTTCTCTATGTATATCCGGATTAATAAGAGTAGGATCTTCGCCCTCTTTAATAATAAAAGTAGCTGCTAGATTTAGTAGGATATCTTTATGAATAACGGTATCCTGTCGCTCTCTAATAATATGCACATACATCGCTACTCTCGCAGCTACTTTCGGATTAGACAATCCTAATGCTATATCCTTTTCCATTTCTGTAAGAATAAGCTCCATTTCCTGTCCGGATAAACCACTGCCCAACCTTTCGAGTAGAGACATTACCATAGCGAAACGCTCTAACGGTAAATTAGATTCCTTTGGATACTTATAGTATCTTATTCCGTCCTTAGTAAATATGTGAATAAGATTTAATTTTGGGACGTTTCTACGTACCCATTTATGCCTTTTAGTTATACGGGTAAACAATTGTAGCATATAGCTTTTGATTTATTTCGTAGATCGACTCCGTGACTATAAATGAGTCTCCGGATCTCATATTAACTTGTGTACCATCTTCGTACTCTGTTAAATAGTCGATAGCATTTACCATTACACAAACAGAGATACAACCTATTTTTTTTCTTAATCTACTACTAAGCTCCGGACAATCTATGCCCTCCGGACTTGCATACTCGATAGCGTTTAGAAATATATTCATTACCAATAGTTGGACGGGCACTCTTCCTCGACTACCCTTGTTTTAGCAGGTAAGAAACATCCGCACAATTTACAGGTGTTAAGTTTAGAGTTCCTGTTTTGACAGGTATTGCAAATAGGCATACGACTATCGTACATTACTCTAGACGCTCGATTATCTGTAATAAGTAGATACCATCCCTTTACGATATTAAACATCTTAGGGAAAGGATTAAGCCTATTAAAGGCTGCTTTAATTCGAGTTAAGGATTTATCCACGTTAGTTCGGGTGGGTTTAGACTTTTAATAGTTTGAATACTTATACAATCGAAGATCGTTTCTCCTGATATAATAGGTTGAGGTGTCGAGTTCGCCTCTCCTAAGGTTACCCATAGCGTGTATCCTTGCACCGGATCGAGTATAACGCTGTCCAAACCTAAAGGTATTGTTACATATCCGGAAGAGTTTGAACTCTCAGTAATCGACTGCAATAACCCGGTAGCATTGTGCTGAATAAATACATTTAAGGTAGATGAAGTTGGTACGCCTCCTATTACAATACTACCGGAACAATAGTCTACAAGTCCGGCTTCGAAGCAATTACTACATACACTCATAGCATAGTTTTCATTTTAGCATTTACAAAATAACGAAAACAATCTAAATAGTCTGCACGTTCCTGCATCTTATTTCTATTTGTTTTAATAATCTTACCTTCCCCGTCACACTCTACCCTTTTACAATCGTAGAGAAGTCCTTTACATCGTACACTGTTTATCTTTACTTCGAGCCTTTTTAAGACAGCGTTGCAATCTATCCTACTATTTTTATGAGTAGGATTCTGCGGTATTATAAACTGCCCGTCTGATAGCTTAAGTCGCTTTTTTATTATCATATAGGCACTCGCATTGTCTCTTAATAAATAAGATCTACCTGTTCCCATAGAGTCCCCTGTAATTCGGATAAGGCCTGTAGGTATATTGTAAGCCTCGATCATATCGCATAAAGCATCTACGCTTCCCTTTTCGGCCGTTAATTCATCTACTACGTACATAGCCTTACCTATCTGTTGAATTACTAAACCTGATATAGGGTTTACGTTAAAGTCAACTGAAAAAAATACGGGTATATTCCTATTAAGAGTTATGCTGTCGTCTATGTGTACCCTGTCGTTAAACTCATATAAAAACGGATTTACAGAGTCCTCTAATACATCCCAATCGCCCTCTACGAACCTAGCATATTGAATAGGTGGCAGCTCTTTTAATGACTCTAGATATTCCGGAGGTATAAATGGGTTATCAGTAATTCTAGACGGTATGTAACTCCACTTTTCAGGTAGAGTGCCATCTTTATATCTTTCATAGATTATACTCTTAACCCAATTATTAGCCGGATTGCAAGTTGCTAGACATACGATCGGAGGTGAGCCTTTAGCTTGATTCCAAGATCCGATACGTTCCTGAACTTTATAAAAGGTAGCTTCCTGTAGTTCATTTACTTCATCGAGTCCTGCTCCATTTATTTCAAGTCCTCTAAAGCGATTAAGGTCTTTATCTTCTGAATAGTTTTCAGTCATAAAGAGTAGCTCTGAGTCGTTAGTAAATGTAATAACATTGGTATCCTTATTCCAAGACTTAACCTTAGCTTGTAACCCTGCAAATAAGATCGACTGAAACGAAGGGAAGGTAGTACGTTTTAAGTCCGGTAGTGTCTTTCTTATAATTACCCATCGAGACCGTTCGTATTGCAACGCAAGACTGCTAAGGGTTATAAGTAACCACCACGTTTTCCCACCTCTAATTGCCCCTCCGAAAACTACTACACGTTTGTTATTGTATACAGCGTCCTTATAGGCTATAGATTGTCTGTTTGTAAGATTAACTCTCATCGGAGCTATCGCTGCTTAGGACGATTACTAACGGCTCGTTAGAGTCAAACTTTTGTTCTACGGTTTGTTTAGGTTTGCCATAGTACATTTCAATTAACGATAAGCAGCTCTTTACGTCTCCTTTAAGAGCTTTATTTCTTAAAGATAATACTATAGCCTTTAGAGCAGTTACACCGTTCTGCTCCTCTCCTAATGCGTCTATTAACACGTCTTTAATATCCGGTAGAGATTTAGGTCTGCCATCCGGGTTTCCGGATTTCCCCTTTTCAAATTTTTTACCGTCGTGCGGAAAGGCCATAATTGTCTGTTTTTCGTCTGTTATTTCTCCGGTATCCAAGCTTTAGAATAAGGCTTCTCTATATCAGGATGTCCAAGTACTCCTTGTGAATTCGTAATACGAATAACCTCTTCCCTTTCCATAGATAACCGCTTCATTACCTCTTCTATTGACATACCGCTATCTATCATAGACTGTACAATACGTCCCATTTCAAGTACTCCGTGTCGACCACGTGCTCGATTGTGCCGGATCGTAGACATTTTTTGGTGTTCAAAGTCTTTTGGCTCTAAGGTAACTACAGGTACGTGCCCATCTGTAAGTTCGTAGATCTCTTTATGACCGGATACAGTCCATCTATGAAAGCCGTCTACTATTGTCATATCCGGATTAACTACAATAGGCTGAGTCCAACCGTCCTCTAAGATCGAAGTTTTTAAGAGAGTTAACTCCGGAGGTGCTACTGCATTCGGGTTATAGGAGTTCGGGTTTAATAGTTCCCTCCTTACCCATCTTACCTTTTCTAGAGGCATTTCCCGTCCGTCCGGTAGACAATGCTTTTTCATATAATCGTTTTTTAAGTTTTTCGTTACCGTAAATCATTACCGCTTCCTCGAAAGTCATACCTTTTCTTTCCTGAGCTTTAGCAGCTACTCTAGTAACTGATTGTAATTGCCTTTCTCTAGTGTCTCCACGAATTGAAATCTTAACTAGAAACTCCCAACTTATTCCTGTTAAAGGACAGGCCTCCCTTTCGTTTTCTGCTATAGGGTGGTCTGTTCTATTTTTGTGCCAAGTTATAATTTTCTCCATAGCTGAGATCCCAATAGCTCTAGTTTCAGGAGACATATTATTTAGTATTGTTTTTAGGTATTCACTCCACTTAACGTCTTTTTCTTTTTCGACTTTAGTTCCGGTATAGATCCCGTCGTTGCAATATCTCCAAGCTGTTTTTATACCTTCTGCTCTATCGAGTATTTTGTGCCAAAAATCTTTATAGATCGTATTCCATTGGTGTAAAGTCCTTAAAGCCTCTTCTGCGAAAATAGAGCCTACACGCTGTTTTTCTAATTTATTATAATGCTCAGTTTTGTTTAATTCATCGTACTCCTTATTGTAAGGAAGTCCGGTTTGTTTAACATACTTCCATACGTCTTTTGCCAACCAATCATAAATTGGGTAGGCAATTGATTCTGTTCCGGACATATAACATTCATTCCTTTTTCGAGTCATAATAGAGTACCTTACCATAGACTCCTGAGCTCTAATGCCTACAAGGCTAATTACAGTAAATCCTTTTTTTTCGTAGTTTCTAGCGTACTGATTAATAATTGTTTGAAAGGTTTGAGACTCTTTAACACCTAGAGCTTTATACTTTTCTCCGTCCGGATGAACATAATTTTCATCGTAGGTAAATTTGTGCCCTTCCATTTCCGTTAAACCATACTCCGGTATTTCCCTGCACCACAATTCTTTTTCAGCCGGATGCCAAGGATACCAATAGGGTGCATTAAATGAAGTTGCGTTTCTTAAGCTAAAAGGTAAGAAATACCACTTAAGATCAACCTCCGGCATATTACGTACGGCTTCAATAAATTCTATTGTAAAAGTGCCCTCAATTTCATTGTCGACATAAACAGTCTCTACGGGTAATTTATCCATCTCTCTAGCAACCTCGATAGCTAAATAAAGCAAAGCAGTAGAGTCCTTACCTCCGGAGAAATTGACTATAACCTTATCGTAGTTTTCATAAAGAGTCTTTAGCCTAAGTTTGCTCTCTTCGTAAACATTTGTTTCGAGGTATTCCTTTTTTTTTATTCCTGACATTTAATTGATCTTAAACTATTACAGTTATTTAGTCCTTATCGAGTCGATTAATGAAGCGGAAACACCGTCTACGATTGTACGATTAATCATAGGGTGCACTTCATCTGTAGCCCCGAAATCCGAGTCAGGATGAAAGGCTATAACGTCCATACTAGAGTCCGTTGTTTTGAAAGCGTGTTGGCCAATAGGGTACTCCATACCGTTTTCGGCAGTAGAGTAAGTTACTCCGTCCCAAGCTTTAATAATAAAGATTGTACCCTCTACTAAAGGCATATTACCGAAAGGAGTAATACATTCCCCGTGTCCCTTAGCGACAATACCTATCCGGTGAGAAGGATGAGTGTGTTGAGTTTGATCTATACCGGAAGGAAAGTGAAGGTGGTTTAAGCACGGATTCCCTTTTTTAACCGGAGGTATTAGTAAACTATCTGTACAGCCGTCGATATATTTAAGACGGCCTTTGTCCTCAATTGGGCCTCCTACAGAGTACATCGACTTAAAGGAGGTGTTCGGGTATAGCCCACGATCATTAAGTACCTCTATAATTATTACAGAGCCTTTTAACTCATATTGGTGTAACTTAAACTCCTCCGATATAGCAAAGTACATACCGTTAGTAAGGCCTTGAAACGGTCTTTTTTGTGAGTCTAAAACTGCATTACCTTCGTAAATATATCCAAAATAACTACAGTTTTCCTTGTACAAGTCCTCTGAACCTTCTCCGTTAACTACATTGTAATACCTGATTGGATACTCCGGATTACTTTCGTCGTTATACAGGAGGCCTGTAATAGATTTATCGAATACAATAAAAGATCCGTTTTCAGTTTTCATTTTTTGTACAATTTAATGATATGCATTAAGGCTTCCGCATTAGTGTTATTCATTAATTTTTTTACTGTATTAATTTGGGACATTAAAAACTTTTTGTCCTCTTCCTTTAGAATAATATCAAAACGAACGAAGCCGGAGCTTGTAATCTTAGGTTCGTCTGTATAGTCGAGGTCATATACATTGTCCTCTAAATCATCTTGATCGGTTTCCTTAAAGCCTCCAAACACAGTTTCTACCGTAGAGAAAGAATAACTATCGAAGCCCCAACCTACAAGTTCTGCACTATTCCAACCCTGTAATAATGCTTCCCAATTCCAATCTCCATTCGATACATTATCCTTAATTGAAAATTCTCTTTCTTGATCCGGTGTAAGGCCTTTAGCGATAATTACAGGCACTTCCTTTAGTCCGGCTTCTATACAGGCTTTAAGTCGCATATTACCTCCTATAACGACATTATCTGAATTCAAGACTATAGGACGTAGCTTAAGCATATCAGGAAATTCCTTTATTGACTTAAGCAGCTTCTCGAACTTTTCGTCTCTTATAGTACGTGGATTGTTTGGATTTGGCTTAATAGCCGAAGTTTTTAAGATCTCGATCTTCATTCGTTACTTATATTGTTTGCAAAGTTAGTAGCTTCCATTAAAAAGCTGCGTTCAACAAGGTTTACTTTAAGTATTTCTAGTTCGGACTGTTTAATGCATAGGCCGAAAAACTTACCGTCTATATTTACATCGAGTAGGAAGCTTGGCTCATTTTCGGCAGGATCTATGTCCTCGTTTACTCGAATTAATCCAACTTCACTAGGTTGCCAATTTTTGCTTTTTAAGGTTCTTTGAGAGAACAACTCTAGCTGTTCCTGCGAGAAACGAATTATAAAATCGAACGGTTCTAATTCGTTCCAAACCCATACTTCAAAAGTGTCTTTTAACTCTTCTACCGGGAAACATAGTCCGGACTTTAACCTTGTGTAAAGCTTTGTAAAATCTTCCATATCGCAAACGTACGTAAACTTTTTCAAATATCGAAAGACTCGATCTTTTTTCTTACCATAGAAATTATGCGCTCCATAGCTGCAATATAATACGAAGTAAATTCTTTATATCCCTCCGGATTTCTTTCGTAAAGCACGTATAGACTTGAACGCAATCTCTGAGACGGTGTTTTAGCCCCCAACTCTTCTGCGTCTAATTTTATATCTTTTAAGACCTCAACTTCTGCACCTGAAAAAGTACTACCCTTAAAGGACATTACTCCATATCCGTTACTCCACTGAGTCATTAACTCTGTAACTTTATTCGGGTTTAGCTCCTGAGTTCCTATTACGACTTTTAAGGTCTTGTCCCTTCGAGTCGAGATGCTCTCTATTGAGCACGGTACTATTAGTACGTCTTGCATTTTTGTTCGCTTTAAGTTTTACTTTAGACAGGTACTTGGCTACAAGTTCCTGTATCTGTGGTATATGACTAATAGGCACTCGAAAGGCTATTGTCCCGGTCTTTTCGCTATACTTAGGAGTTCTCCCCGAATTGCTACGCTTTCCACCGCTGCCGGATTTACGGTCTAACTGTTCTATGCTATTCATCTTGCAAATATACGGATAATTTGAAAAGGTTTACATTTCGACGCTAAAAATATTAGAGTCAATCTAAAGGGTAAGCCTTTATAAACTTACATCCGTTCCTCTTACAGTCTCTTAACAACTCTACTGCCGTATTCATATAGGCTCTGTAAGCTGTAGATCCGGGCTGTAAGGTAGTAAGCCTCCAATAAAGTGCTATTCGACTCTTATCCGGATCTATGTATGTTCTAGCTACTACCTTAAAAGGCCTATCTATTTCAATCCGGTGTTCTCGAATAAACTCTACTAACTTTCCGGATATATCCTGCTGCTGCTTAATGTTCCCCATTTTTGTTCGTGTACTTCTACCATTCCGGCCTTGTTATCAAACTTAGTATCTAGTTCTACTGCGATACGCTTACCCTCTAAGATAGCTCCTGTATCTGAGTCGCTCCATACGTAAAACTGTAAAGTTACTACGTATCTTTTATTTTCGCTATTCATAGACGTTTTCGTGTGTTTCTAGTACTTTTTCCTCTATAATACTGTAGATATCTTTTCTCGTTAACAGGCCTGTAATATCTACCTGCTTATCTGATACCCTTACACTCTCGATCTCGATGCCGCCCCGGTATCCGGTTAACTCGTATTCGTATCTATCGAAAGCTTCGTAGTTATATTCGACTATTAGATCAACTTCCTCTAAAGTGATCTCGATTGTGTACTCCTGCGATGAACGTCTCATATTATAGTATTTGAAATTGAGATAATTTATAAGATGTTAAGATTGCGATTAACTCTAAGGTTATCTCTTGTCTTTCATAGTCTGATAAAGATTCGAAATTTAATACCCAAACGTCTGATGCAGACTGTTCAATTTCGGCCATAAATATTTTTGCTAAATTCGAGTCGATTATTGCGTTTTGTAGTTTTAACGCTTCTGCCAAAGATGATTCGATGATAATTGAGTCCATTTTTATTGTTTTTTTTAGTTGTTTTGTCTGACAAAGATAGAAAGACTTTTTAGTTTTGCAAACTTTTTCAAAAATATTTTTTGTTAAAATTCATAGGCCGCACAATTTTTTAAGATTAAATGGTACTGCTCCCAATTAAGCCTCTTATATAGAGTTTCGTCTGAAAGGTAGTGCTGACAGTTTAATACATAGGCTTCTGTTACAATGTGCGATAGTTCGGAGTAATACGGTTCTAGATTTATAAGGACTTCCTCATAAATAAAGTACGTTCCGGATAAACTTTCAACCTTAATAAAAAAAGACTTATAGGTCTGTAAAGTTTCCCTTAGAACTTTCTCTCGTTCTAAGGGACTTAAAAATAATCCTTTCTGCATTTAGATCGTAGCTACGGTATAGCGCATATCGTTTCTGAGCTCTACTATAAACCTTTTTACGTCGTCTACATTTATGTAGCTATTATCGAAGCCTTGAAACTTGCTCGATGAAAGGTGGATTAAGAAATCCTGTAGCCTATCTTCGAAGCTAATTAATTGTTCTCTGTATAGATCGTTTTCCTCTTTAAGTCTTACGATGTAATTGTTTGAGTTTTTCTTGTTTGAAGTAGTTTCCATAGTGCTTAGTTGTTTTGTTTGACAAATGTATAAAGACTTTTTAATTATGCAAACTTTTTCAAAAAAAAAGATCAAAAAAAATAGGAGACTTTCGCATCCTATATTAATTACTGTCGTATCCTGCTAAAACCTTAGTAGGTTTATCGCTTGGTTTAGGCCGTATTGATTAGCTCCGGCCTTTGTTATTATCTGATCCCAAACTCGAAGATCGACTTTAGGAAACTTTATCCTAAGGGTGTTTAGCAGGTCTACATATTCTATGTAGTGGCCTTTGTAGACCTCCGGCTTACTTTCGATATCTGCTACAGTTTCTCTGATAGCGTTAACAAGTTCGGCCAACGCCTCTAACTTGTCTATTTTGTTATTCGTTGTCTCCATAGTACTTATTGTTTTAAGTTTAGATTTTTGCCTTAAGAGAGAAACCAAGTTTTTCTTGCTCTATAATTATGTATTCAATTTGACTTTTAGCTGCTTCGGGAGCACCTTTCCTTAAAGAGTATATTTTCGCTCCGGAAGGTAGATCGAGTACCCAATATGAATATACCCCGTATACCCTCCTTAGGATTGCTCCATTTCTTAACTCGTTTGCGATCTGTTGTGCAGTTAGCTTACTCATAATCCTTTAGTGCTTAAACTTTAGACTCTTAGACATTCTGCGAACTTGATCTAATTTAGTTAGAGCATTCATCCAAGCTCTTTCCTCTGTAAATCCATTACGGATGTAAAATTCATAGGTAGCTTTAGCTATAGCCTGTTCAGATTTTGTCAATTCTGCTTTCATTATGCTATTTTTTTTTAGTTTTTTTATTGATTAATAGTAAAGTCAATAAATTCAAGCTCGTGCTCAGAAAATTCAAGATGTAAATCGTCACAAAGGTTTTGCATTTCTAAGTGTGATACAGTGTTGAAAGTAGTTATAAATAACTCTTTGCCGTGCTCTTCAAATGAAAAGTTGAATTCGTATCTGTCATTTAGTTCTGAGTAAGCAATAACGCTTAATGCCCAATGAAGATGTAGACAGTCTGAGAAAATTAAAGTTGCAGTCATGATGTTTAAGTTTTTTTGTGTGTGTTTTGTTTGGCAAATATATAAACTTATTTTGATTGTGCAAACTTTTTCAAAAAAAAAGTAAAAAAAAATAAGGCCTTTAGACCTTAATACTTTTTACAAACTTTTAAGAATAGCTTTTCTGCGATTTCAACAGCATCTAAATATGTACTAGCGAACTTTTCGATCCATACGCCACCCTCTTCGTCGTAGATTAAAACTGAAAAGTTATCCATATAAGTTTCCTCTATCATACAAGTTATAGTATTAATTGAGTTAACTTTTTTCGTTTTGTAGATTTCCGAAGTTTCCATTTTTTCTGATTTAAGATAGTTTCTTGCTTGATTGCTGTACAAATATACATCTTTTTTTTGATTCTGCAAACTTTTTCAAAACTTTTTTTTGTAGGATCTAAAACCCGTGCCCACGTTGAAAAACTTAGATCTCTAAAAAAAGGTATGTAGACATCCTACAGGGCTTATCACTTATTACAGGCCTCCTAAACGGCCTTAATTCGGATTTTATATCTTTAGTTAAAAATCGGTGTTACTGTCCCACTTTTCGGTTTCCGTCCAATTTCGGAGCAATGAAGTCGGAGGCGTTAAGTCCGGTAGTGACTTCGAGTAGTTAACATCGTAGAAATCCGTAAGCGTTTCATTATGTCTAAACTCGACATATCCGACTGATCCCTGCCTATGTTTTTCAAATAGATAGAATATTTCGTTAGTATAGTCCTTTCCCTGTTCGTCTGACAATCCGTAGTAACCCGGCCTCCAAATAAAAACAACGGTATCTGCCGTCTGCTCTATTTCTCCGGACTCTCTAAGATCGCTTAAGATAGGCTTCCGGCTCTGCCTCTGTTCGACGGCTCTACTAATCTGAGCCAATACTATTATAGGTATGTTTAATTCGAGCTGTAGCCTCTTTAGTAGCTTTATAATAGTGCTAACTTCCTGCTCCCTACTCTGAGCCCGTGGGCCTTCATATTGCAAAAGTTGCAAATAGTCGATTATAGCCCATTTACATTGGCCTTTCCTATAAGCTTTCTTAATAACCCGGATAGCCTCGAATACTCCACAGGCCGGTTTATAGTATGTATTGAGCTTAGTCTTTTCTACAAGTCCTATAGCCTTTTCATAGTTAAGTTTACCTGCTTCATCTAAGGTTCTCTTTTTTAATTCTCTACCGTCTATACTGCCCTTAGCTCTGTTTAGGATTAACCTCTGAGCAAGTTGGCTCTTAGACATTTCGCAATTTATGTAGATCCCTTCGTCCCCGGTACTCAGTCCGTGAAAGAGTGCACAGGCCGTCTTACCCATACCCGGTCTACCTGCAAGTACTATTAGCTCCGGCTGCCACCCTCCGGTAAAGTCGTTTAGACACTCTAGTCCTGTATCGACTCCAATTAGTTTTCCGGATCGAACTACTGCGGCCTGTTCGTAGTATAGATTTCTTTCGTAGTCTACAAGCTGCGACGGTGTAATTATACTTTCATCTGTAGAATTGTGGTCTATTAAATCCGTTAGACTCTTTATAATTTCAGTTGCAAGATTAGTTCCGGAGGTGGTATTAGATATAATCCGTTCTGTAATTATATTCGTTACAGACCGGGAAATATAGGCCTCCTTTAGTTCAGATATGTACTCCGGTATAGGATCGTGTATATTAACGCTGTTTGTAGCATTTATTATAACGGATCTTACCCCTTTTGCCTTTAGTTCGTCCGGTATCTTCCGGCTCTCCTGAGAAACAGTTAGCAGGTTTGCTGTCTTACCGTTTTTATGAAGTTCGGATATAATCTGAAAGGTGTCCCGGTAACTACCTTCTGAAAAGTAATCCTGCGAAAGACGGGTTATTATTTCGTAGGCCGTTTCCGGGTATAATAGGATAGCTCCTATAATAGATGCTTCAAGTTCGGTGGTGTCTATTTTCATATTACTTCGAGTTTAAGTTTCCTGCTTTCCAAGACCTTGGTTCTGAGTCTGAGAATGTATTAGACTTCTGCTTAGTTTCGTTTAATAGATTTGCATTCTCCTTAAGATAGATCCCTTTCCAACCGTGTTCGATCGTATCTTCTAAGGCTTGTTTGAATAGTGCTGCCGTAGCAAACGTACGTTTACACTTTTCTACTATCCTGTCTATTACGGACTCTGTAACGGGCTGCTTATTCTTTACCCGGCTATCTAAGTACTCGCAGAATAGATCATTAATTAAAGAGTCCTTAAAGTAGGTTTTACTCCGATATTCGAAAGACGGCTCTTTAGATCGTCTCTTTCTTTTTATAACACTATCATTATCATTATCATTTATATTATCAGTTAACGAAACTGAACGCTGTTCAACGCTGTTAACATTTGTAGGGCTTGTTATATCTGTTTGAACACTATTATTATACGATTGACTGTCTTTTCTCCTGTTAGCTGAGATCTTACCTGCTATTGATCGCTGCTCCCGTATTCGGTCATAGGTCTCTCCATCTCTATCTAGCTGTATCCTTATCGGATTAAAGACAAAGAATAAAGGATTTGTAACTTCTAAAGTAGTCCCGTCTGAAACGTAATCATAAACGTGCCTTATAAGAGTTCCTAGTTTTTCATCCGGTAGGTGCTTTATCGTTTCGTACCAATCCGTGTACATTATAAAAGATTTTCTGTCCATTACAATAGAAAAAGGCTTACGGGTACTGAGTTGGGACGGGCTAAAATAGCCCCTCAGTTCGTAAGCCTGTTAAGTTTTTAACTAGAGTATAGTCCCACTTACACTCTATCCTGACTTGAATTTACACTATTTTCTTAAGTACCAATCTATCTTTTTTAGACAGTCCTCTATACCAACTCCAAACGTAGCGAAATATCCCTCTTTAGAAAGTGTGTCGAGAACCTTCTTTTGCTCTTCAAGGTGTTCGTTTTTCTTAAGTTTACCGTCCTTTTTATACGGGCTTTCTAAGTCGCTCTTTATCTCTAGAAACATTCCTGCATATCCTTTACTTGGCTTCGCTATAAACAAATCAGGATAACCTCTCTGTGGATTTACGGCCTTATGCCGGAGTGCAGCTTGTTTAGTAAGATACAGTCCGGCTGCGTGGTCAAACCTAAAGACCGTGTCCGGGTATAGATAGCTAATGTATCGAGCTATTATAGGATAGATCCTTTTTTCAGTTGATAGCATATCGAGTAGATTTAACGGTTTAACATCGCTAGTTCATATCGAGACTTTATGTCAGAAATCTTCTCTTTACTGTTTTGTAAAAAATGACTTATAAGAGCTTTAGCCTCTACGATTTCCTCCTGAGAGTGTCTATGTACGTAAATGTCTAAACCCGTTCCGGAGTCTGTACGACACTTTTCAGTGACTCCTATGTAATAGAACTTATCCGGATCTACGTTAGCCACCATACAATACCAAATAGCCTGTATATGATTAAAATGCTTAATCATATCGGTCTTAAATACAGCTAAGGTTTTGGCTTTAGTAGTTTTTACGTCTGCTATAACTCCGGCCTCCTTATTAATTATATCGTACATAGCTTTAGCAGGTATAATACTTGAATTTAATACCAATTCTGCAACGGCAGGTACTTCGTATTGAGCGTTATTAAATATTATCGACGCTATCGGATTGTCATTAATACACCTGTATACATTTGCAGCCTCTTGATCGTGCTCCTCCGGATCTACTTCTAAGAGCCTTTGGTGTAAACTCGCACCGGAGTCGAGAGCCTTTCGAATATGTTTTAAGTCTCCGGTGTAAAATCGTTTTATACCACTTGCGCTAAGTGCAGGGTATTTAATATAGTCCTGTCTTGTCATCGGATTACCTGTGTTTTAATTTCGTAAAGTTCAATTCCTTTAATCTCTGAAATCCCTAATTCTGACATCGCTTTTGGCAGGTTCTTTAGTAGTTCGTCTGCATCTAGATTCCCGGTAGAAAAAAGTGCTTTTAAGACGGTTATCCAATCTACCTCTGATTTCTTACGACCTACTTCAATACGGGCTTTAATAGTTGTCCGGATATTCTTAGGCTTTTCAAGTACTACGTTAGCCTGTACCATACTCTCTAAGATATCCTGTATAGGAGTTCCTATAGCTAACTGATCTTTAGCAGCCTCTTTAAGCATTCTGTTAGCCTCTTTTTCTTTTTCAAGTATGTAGACATCGTATTTTACTAAAGCCTGTTTAATCGACTCTAGATATGCTTTATAAGGATTTGTCCATTCGGCCTCCTCCTGCATTATAGATTTCTTTAAGTCGTCTAAAGGCTTGGTTAGTTTTTTTCGCTCTGTCTCGATCGACTTTAAGAATGCGTTTACAATCTTAGCCTGTTCGTAATACTTTTTATGATTTGACTCTGTCTCTATAGAGAAGTCCGTTGGCAGGGTTTCTATAGCCGGAGCAATTATAGATCCTGTTTGTATTAATTGTGTAATCGTAGTGTTGTCCATTTCTTTTAGTTTTAATAGGGACGGTACGATTAGGATACCGCCCCTGTTAATTATTAATCCCAAGGTAGATCGTTAGTGTCTGTAAAAAAAGACGTGCCCGGATCTACTTCGCTCTTTATATTAGGTAAAGGAACTCCCGTTGCATTATTTAAGATCCACTCGTCGGATTGACGTATCTTATCCTGTATAAATGTCGGAAGTTTATTAAAGGCATTCATATCCGGTTGAATAGGTGAAAAAGCTAGTTGAGGGTTATAGCACTCCGGAACTGTTAGCCCTTTAGGAAGTTTACTTATCGAGTTTATATTAGCATAAGTACTGCCTCCTTTATCTACGTGAACTAATGAAATCATACAAGGCTGTCCTAAAAGCTTAAAAATGTTAAAGGTCTTAGCCTCTGAGTCCGTTAAGTTTTTACCTAGCCAACCCTGTACGTCCTTTCTAAGTGTGCTTTTTTCGTGCATACTTAAAGTATAGACGTTTCGACAGTAGAAAGGCTGCTCTCCTTTGTCCTCTGAAAACACCGTCTTTTCATTGGGAAGTTCGAATAAGAATTGGATTTTCCGTTTTTTACCGGGAAATTGGCCTCCTTGTTCGCAAGTGCCTAAGTCAATAATTTGATAGCATATAGCTACGTGAGTTCCTGCCGGAGCAAGTTTTGATTGTGAATTTACTCCAATTGGAGCTGTCAACTCTATCATTTATTCAAGATTAAAGGGTTACGTATTTAGTTATTGTTACAGGTTTTTCGAGTCGATATCCTAAATGTAGTAGGTACTCTACTGCCTGTCTTTCCAAGTTATTATGAATTATTGAATTCAGTTTATCCTGTCTCGTTTGCTCCGGCTGTAAATCTAGTTCTAACGTCCCTTGTTTTGAAGCCGGTTGAACTATAGGCTTTACAGGTTGATTTTTTTCTAGATCATTATTGTAAGAGCTTTTTGTAGTTTCTACGGGTTTCATTACCGTAATTTTTTTAGGCTCTCCTGTTTTTAGTTCCGGGCTAATTTTACAGACTTCAACCGCTGCTTTGTAGTCGATCTTTAATACATCGCAGATTGCCTTTATAGACCTCCAAGACGGATTAAAACGATTTCGTAGGATATTATTTATGCATCCTGAGCTTAGTCCACTTTCTTTAGAAATATAATTCTCTGAATATTTTAGATCGGATTTTCTCTGAGAAAGTATACCGGACAATCTTCTAAAGTCGACATTCTTAATGTGAGTAAATTTAACCTCTTTCATAGCGACATAGTTATTAAGGTTCTGTCAACGTCTGTTAGAATTGTCGCTAATCTGTTGTTCCACTCCGTCTCTGATAAAGGGTAGTAGAGCCTGTCGTCCGAAGGGACTGAATACCGTTCCTCTTTATAGAACTGTCGAGTTAATTGTGCTCCGGTCTTATCCGTCCTTACGAATATGCCTTTTCGAGATCCGTCTGATACAATTGTACCAAGTACCCCTTCAATGTGGTCGTAGCAGAAGTACGAACCATCCGACGTTCTAAAGTGCGTTCTTGCTCTTACTACGTCTGTTGCTTTAGTGTTTTCCATATAGTTATGTATGTTATTTCCTGCAAAGGTAAACATACTTTCCTATTATGCAAACTTTTTCAAAAAATAAATAGCAAAAAAAACCTTAAGCCCTGATTAGCAACCGCCTAATTTTTAGGGTTATACATTTTTCCTATAACATATCCGGAGGCAAGTCCTATTCCTAAAGTAGTTAAAGGGTGCTCAGTCCAATGTCTCTTTTTTTGATAAACGTAATTTGAAGTAGAGGTTACTTTTATATATGGATTATCAAACCGAAGTCTAAAGACTGAGTCTTTTACCTTAAAAAGTTTGTTAAATACTCCTCTCCGTATAGTGTCTCCAACGGCAAAAGAAAAACCTGTATTAATTAAGATCGAGTCGAACCTTAATACGGCCTCTTTAGTTATAAGGCCTCCTATTGTATAGTGCTTATCTTTTTTGAAAAACGGTTGAGGTAAAGTCAATACTACTTTATCTACTAATATCGTCTCCGGCTTCGCTAATTGAATTTCTGTTTTAATAATAGTGCTCGATTGAACGCTACCCGAAAATGTAGAATTAATAATTTGTAGACTATCTATGCGTCTTTTATAGGAAGATAAATTAAGCTCCTGAGAAAGTATAGTTTTACTATCGGAGTCTTTTTTTATTTTGAATTCAGTTACAATACCCTTTAACCTTTCTATTTCGGATAGGTAATTAAGATCTGAATTGCAAGTCCGGGAAAGTAAGGATATTAATATAAAGGAAACCGTTACGCTTAAGGCCGTAATTACATCCCTAAAGTATTTCATTTTTCTTTATCCTTTTTGCCGTCTTTTATAGCTCTTTTTTGGATATCTAAAGCTATAGCAATTGCCTGTGTAATTGGAGTCCCCTCTTCCATTAATGTTTTTATATTTTCAGCTACGATTGAATTCGACTTACCTTCCTTTAGTGGCATATCTCTTTAATTTGAGTTTCGATAAAGGTATTAGATTTCTCCGGGAAAACACTTTTTAAGATCCTTTTAGCACTACACTCGTCGATGCGTCCGTCTTTTACCCAATCTCTAATAATGAGAATAATTCGAGTGTTACACTCCTCTTTTGTATCAGGAAGTTTTTTCATAACTCTCTAGCAGCTTTCCGGACTAAAGCCTTTATACTTTGGTCTAAGCGATCCACGCTTTCGCCTATCATTTTTAGCATCTTTTCTTTTTCGGTGTCCTCTACTGAGTCTTTATTTAAGAGTAAAGATATTAAACTAGATACGGATGTTAATGGCTGTCTAAGTTCGTGACTTAACATAAACCGAAACTCCTCTAATAAGATCTGTTGTCTTTCGTATTCGTGGTTCGTTATCGAAGTAACGTCATATAAA